AAGTTTTTCCAGTACTAGACTCGCCAGCAATGGCAGTAATCTTATTCCCAGATACACCACCAAATATAGACCCTGAAACAAGTCCATTAAAAATGTAAGAACCCGTGTCCACATAAGTTTCATGATCGTCAATGTCCGAAGCGAGTTGTGTGTATTCACCACCAATCTCTTTTACAATATCTTTTAGAAAGTCCATAGTTTAAGAAAAAAATGTAGAAATAGTCAGTCTGTATTTTGGAGCTGCAGATGACTGAGGTCGAATCGCATGAGGGATATTCCCGTCGAATAACACTATCCTACCAGGAACAAACGGAGATGTAAACACCACATCTTTAGTATCCTCACTGTAAAATAAAGTTTCTCCGTACCATCCATCTCTCCAATCAAGATTTATATAGTACAAAGCAACTTGATCACTACCGTGACTATGAATAAGATGAATGTCGTTTGATCGAACTAGATTTAGTACACACCTCTTGAATTCAGACTTAGTAAACCATGGAGTTAGATTGATACACTCTTCAATATATTTCCACAGTGTAGATTCAACTAACTCGTCTTTAGTCCACTTACTGAAAAGATTTACTTGAGAATAATCATGATAAACATGATCTTGCCAACCTAGAGACAAATTTGACTTTAGACTATAGTATAAAATTTCACTTCGGTCGTTGTAGGGAACTGCATCATCATAAACGGTAAGATTCATCAGATGCCCAATAATTTACGTTGGCGTTCAAAATATCCTCGAAGAATCCAAGAACTACTATTCATTTTATCATCTCCACCAACGCCAAATTCAAACTGGACTCGGGGATTGTCTCCGTACATATCTAGTTCTGGTGTATTGCCTGATCCACGATCACCACCATTGCAAAATACAACAGTCTCTGCAATTTCTAGACACTTAGCAATTGCGCCACATGCAGATCCAACCTCATCGTCTGGAACAGTAACAACTGCATCGACCATATTAAGATGACGTACAATCTCTGCACGTTCAACCCAAGATAAAAAGTATTGACCTTTCTTTGCAGTTAACCATTCATTAGTATTCAGCCCTACTACAAGATAGTCAGAAAAATCTTTCGCTCTCTTAAAGTAAGATATATGTCCACTATGAATAGGATCAAATCCTCCTGTAACCAGACTCACTTTTTCAAAAAACATTAGATAACAAAACCAAACTTCTCTCTAGCAATTTTTTTATATGGACCGCCAGGATTCTCCTCGCGGATTTGCTTGATAGTATTTAGTTTCTGATAGAGAGCTGCATCACCACCCAAACGCAGAGCGCTAACGATGGTATTCAGTTCTTTATCGTTGATAGGAAGATCCATGTTTTTTGTGTTGGTAAGGTAATTATACAGGAGTTCGTTCGCTTTTGCAAACAAGTTATTTATTTTCCAAATGAATATTAAACGCTATAGATATTCGCGGTTTCTCACATTTGTGAAATGGAACGTAATGCAATAAATCAGCTGGAAAAAATATTAGTTGATTATTTTTTGAACTGTGATGCCACCTACAGTAATATGAAGATTGTGGCATCTCTTCTCTAAAGAGTTTATCTCTTACAGTATTATGATAATGGTGAGTCGCTGAAGGATTCATCATTATCAATTCCGTATTCTCACATCCATCAACAAAGTAAACTCCAGCAAACAGAACATGATCTTGTTGAAATGGTGATATGTGATAGTGAGGATCTTGTCCAGTACCCTCTCTATAATAATTCCACCAGGGTTGATTAATAAAATATGAATGTTTTTGAAGGTTTAATTCGCGGGAAAAAATTGCATATTCTTCTGAGAACCTATCTATAGGATAGTTGACTTCATCATCTCGTCGAATAGAAGTATCGCAAGAGCAATTAACCTCTGGGTGTGGATAATTTTTCTTCTGATCACACAATATTTCCTCTATCAATATCTGTCGATCTTCTTCATTGAGAAGATCGTCAATAATTTTAATTGGATATCCAAATAAAAAATTCATGCAAAAAATGATTCTAGACTTACTTTCTTTTCTACAGACCAACCAATCGCATTAAGAATAATCTTCATCGGTTCTACAAAAGATTTGTTGAACTGTGCATCGTAATCAATATACTTTTCAAGATCTAGTTCTTTCGGAAACTCTTGAATAAAGGAGAAAACATTCTCTTGGATAGTATTAGGTGTTTTCAAATAACAGAACTTGATCTTTTCACCACTCTGAATTGCTGCGTATTTTTTATCAAGACCAGCTTTCTTGGTATAGTGATTGTAAAGGATTGCACCACGAACATGGATGGGACAACCTTTGTTATACATGTCAGTCCGAGATTCCCACTTCTTAATTTCAGACACACTACGAGGGAATGCAATTTCATCTGGTCGAAGTTTCTTAAACTCTTTACGAGCGTTCTCGATGAAGTCAATGACATCATCCTCTTCTTTCGTCATGATGATCTCAAGTGCATCTTTAATGTATTGACGACAAGGTGCAGGAGTTGAGGTTTTGATTGCCTCAATACCCATCATTTTCAGTTTGGGTTTCTCATAACGAACACCCTCACTATCCCACACACGAAGGATATAACGTTTCTTACCTGTCCAGATTCCACGTTCCGCGATGTTCTCACGTTTCATCACCATTTTGTTTTCGTAGGCGTTGAGGTAGTCCGCCAACTCTTCGTAAGAACTCTCAATATACTTCTCAAGTTCCATGTGAGACACCTTATCAAGGAAATTGACAATCTCTTCAGTAGAAGCCTCTCTTCCCTTGAATACAGCATCAACGAAAGGACCCATATTAAGATAAATGGAATCGGTATCAATAGCAATGACATAATCTACTCCATCAGATTTCAAAACTTTGTTGAGGTAACTATTCATCTTCTCTTCGATCCACTGAATCGATACCTGTCCCGATAGAGTGATCGCCTCTGCATTTGCAAGTTTGTAGTATCGAAAATACTCATTACCAATAGCACCATAAGCAGAGTTCAGTGCAATCTTTTTAGCCATCTGAATATTGTCACAACGTGAGATCTCTTTCTCCAATGCTTTGGTGGGAGTCTTCTCATACGCTTTCTTCGCCTCGATCATCTTCTTCTTGAAGATAACACGTTCACTATACATCTTCTCCATAAGTTCTGGTAGGAACCCACGGACATCCTTGCGATACATTGCACCATTAGCACAGACAGCACTGTCTTTATACATCTCAAAGGTAAGTTCTTTCTTCAGAACTTTATCAACAGTCACACTGGGGTGACGTTGTTCAATCAAAGTCTCTGGTGAGATGTTGTACTGCATGATCAAGTGAGGATACAGTGAGTTGAGGTCAAAGTTGACTACCCACTCATATGCACCTGGGATGGGTTCTTTCACGAACGCACCCGCATACTTTTCACTCTTACTATTGCGTTCCTTCTGAGGAATCACAATATTCTTCTTAAGAAGATAGTTGTAGATAATAGCATCCCAGGTTCGTACCTGATATGCAATGTCATTGAAGTTAACCTTAGCGTCAAACGCACGGGTGAAACATAAGTCAATCAGACGTAGTTTATCCTCAAGACGGTCAACCAGTTCCACGTCAACGATGTTGTATTCAACAAACTTCTGCCAATCGTTTGTATAGAACTCTCGGAAGGTATCATATTCAGAGTGATCCAGTTTGTTCTGACCCAACTCCATGAAGGCGATATGATCCAATCGATAACTCTCTTGGTTTGGGGTTGCAGGAGACTTCTTATACAGGTCCAGGTAGTCCAGAATAGACACACCCGCAATCTCTGTACTGAGTTGTTTCCGACCCATGATCGTGACCTCTTTGACACGCACCACATTCCACGGAGAGAGACGTTTGGCGTACTTCTCCCCCATCAGACGGGTGATCCTACCAACCAGGTAAGGCATGTCATACAGTTCATTATTCCACCCTGTGACGACCTCTGGCGTGTTATTCTGCCACCAGTCCATGAACTTGGTGATGAGTTCATACTCACCATCACAGTACACAAATCTAACATTCTTCTGATCAACCTTTGCGGGACGAGATCCAAAGGTAGTAATCTGTTTGGTATTATAATCCTGAACTGTAATCAGTAGAAGTTCTTCAGCGCAGTTGAATACATCGGGGAATCCACTCTCCGCTGCAACCTCAATATCAATTGTAATAACTTTGATCTTTGAGATATCAAATTTGATTTCTTCCTCAGGATAATTCTGAGCAATATATTGATACACGAATCGGTCATTCCCATAGACCTTAAATCCATTCACATCATTATACTTGTCCAAGAATTCACGACACTCTCGGATAGTACCAGGGCGAATGGGTTCTACATCTTGACCATCAAGGGTTTTATATTTACTTTCTCGTTTCGACGGAACAAAGAACCTAGGTTGAAAGGGTTCACGTTTCGTGAAGTGTTTGCCGTTTTCATATCCACGGACGAGGATATCATTACCAAGGAGAACAACGCTCGTGTAGAACTTCATTTAGTGAGGGTCAAATAATCATTAAGTAGGTCTTCTTTGGGATCAACCAAAGTCAAGATCTTATCCGATGAAATCATAATATCATCGATCTGGTCAGTCAAGTTTTCCAACCAAGGTCGGAGACCATCCACAACATGCGGACGAATCAAACGACAATCTGGTTCACCGAGTTCAGAAACAACTTGACCAATTTTTGAAATAAGAATTGTCCCGTCAACCAGAACAATTACCTGAATTAAATCATCCATTTAATACCTCAAAGTTATCTACAAGTGTTTCGCCTTCTTCGGGTTCATCACCCATCCTTTCTTGATAGGAATTGAGAATATCTTCTTTAGGAGTAGTAAAAGACACAATCCAATCTGGATTTACTTTAATTTCCTCATCATCTGTCAGAGGCATCCAGGACCAAAACCTTACCGCATATTCTTTTTCGACTTCACCTTCCTCTGCATCAAAATCAACAGATGGAGTTACCAATTCCACACAGAAAGGATCTTTGAAAGCAATAGAAACTACTCTATCATTTTGATCTACTTTCGCTTGAACATCAGCAATCACCGTTTCTCCTGACTTCAGAAGAGCTAATTTAATTGACATAACTACAGTTTACCTCCCACTAGGATACCACAAAAAAAGGAAGGCGTCAAACCTTCCTTGATAATTTATACAGTTGGTGGAGTGAATGTTCTGACCAGTTGCGGTCGGACTAACGCAACCTTATCCCTGTTAACCAAGGCATCAATGGAGGTTTTGTAAGTATCCGTCATAATCCTGGGGAACAATCCAATTCCAATGATGGGAACCAAAAGACAACTAATGATGTAGATCTCTCTGGGTTCTGCATCAACAAGGTTTGTGTGATTGACAAGTTCCAAGTTCTCTTTACCAAAGAAGATCTCCCGCAACATGGACAGGAGATAAATCGGAGTCAGGATCACACCGATCGCAGCAAGAATACAAATGAATGCACGGAAAGGAACAGAATACATCGTATCAGTTGCAAATCCAGCAAAGACCATCAGTTCACTTGCGAATCCACTCATACCTGGCAGTGCCAAGGATGCCATGGAACACACTACCCACATCGCAAACATAATCTTCATACTCTTACCGACTCCACCCATTTCAGCGAGTTCAAGAGTATGAGTCCTATCGTAGGTTGCACCCACAAGGAAGAACAGAGAAGCACCGATCAAACCGTGACTGACCATCTGAAGCATCGCACCACTCGTTCCGAGGGCACTGTAACTACCGATGCCAATGAGAACGAATCCCATGTGACTGATCGAACTGTATGCGATCTTTCGTTTGAGATTCCTTTGTGCAAATGATGTCAGTGCAGCATAGATGATGTTGACAACACCAAGAACGATAAGGACTGGAGCAAATACCGAATGTGCATCAGGCAAGAGTTGACAGTTGAATCGCAGAAGTGCATATCCACCCATCTTCAAAAGAATACCTGCAAGAAGCATGTGAACTGGTGCGGTTGCTTCACCGTGTGCATCAGGTAACCAAGTATGCAAAGGCACGATTGGAAGTTTGACCCCAAAGGCAATCAAGAATCCCGCATAACACCAGAGTTGGAAGTTCTTTGGGAAACCCTGATTCATCAGGTAAGTGTATTCAAAGTTCGGAGCACCATTGGATGCCCAGAATCCCATCGCAAGTCCTGCAATAAGAATGAATAGAGAACTACCTGCAGTGTAAATGATAAACTTAGTCGCAGCATACTGACGTTTCTTACCACCCCAGATCGCCAACATCAGATAAACAGGAACAAGTTCCAACTCCCATGATAGGAAGAATAGAATAAGATCCTGAACTGCAAAGACTGCAATCTGACCACCATCCATCAATAGAAGGAGGAAGTAAAACAGTTTTGGTTTGAATCTAAGAGGCCACGCAGCAAGTGCTGCAAGACTTGTGATAAAACTCGTCAGGAGGATCAGAGGCATCGATAGACCGTCTGCACCCACAGACCAGGTTAGACCTAGTTGAGGTAACCAACTAATCCTCTCGGACATCTGTAGACCGCTTACTGAGGGGTCATATCCATTCAGATATCCAGCAACGGTAATTAGAAACGTGATCAACGTGATTGATAGTCCATACCACCGAACAACTTTCCCATCTCCCTTATCGGGTAGAAGAGGGATACCAAGTGCGGCAGCAATTGGAAACAATATTGATAAACTCAACCAAGGCATAATATGGTTTACAAAGTTTCATTGTATATTATAACGCAAAAAAATAGGGGTTGCAACTGGATTTTGCCAGTTGCTCCCCTGCGGCGACGATATTCGCTAGTATTTATTCAGGATGTATCATGGTAACATCGGCGATAGTGACGCCCAACTAAAAAGAGATAGTACCGATCCCAAGACTAGAGTTGAAACGGTTAAGTTCATTTCGTGCGACCTCCGTAGTACATAATTATATAGATTATACTGTATCAACGTGATACAGTTCTGTATAAATCGGCACAAAAATCTGTCAGAAAATCATAACCAATCTTTTCTCTTATAGTGGTCGGGTACAACCTTGCCTAGTTTGATACTCAATAACCCATCTTCAAAGCTGACTGATGCAATCTCCTGATCGTCTGAGATTGTCCATGCTCTCTTAAATGATCTTTGAGCAACTCCACGGTGGATGTACTGATGGTCATTCTTCTTGTCGTCTTTTGTCCCCTCGACAAAAAGTTTACCATATTCTGTGTAAACATTGACTTCATCTTGTTTAAATCCTGCGAGCGCTAATTCTAACACTGTCTCGACATTATTTAACTGTATCACATTATACGGCGGATAATTTTGCGTACTTTCGTGAACTTTAAAGAGTCGGTCAAAGTATTCATCCATTCCGATGCTGTTCTTATTCAATCGTTCTAAGAGCGCAGGAAGGTCTGACGCATTGAAGCGCATTAGGTCTGTCATGTGGTTCTCCTTGATTAAGCGAGTAACGTTGTGTGGACCCCGAAGGCATCCAGTACTATTTAATCAAGAAACGAAAAAAAGAGGTAGGGTGACAACCGTACCTCTTTATATGGGTTTCCGACTTTTGAAGCGACCGCACGAAAGATCGCAATATTATTTATGCTCGTTGTAGTGGAAGTTGTAATCAGTCATTCCCATGAAAAGTTTATTTCTCATGTACTTCACAAATTCTTGTTCATCTGCAGGTCTCCTGGGAGAACCTGGCCAGATTTCAAGATAATGGTTTAAGGAATCATGAAGGCTACGAACTGCATTGATGTCAAGATCTAATGACATCATCCACCCGTCTTCGTCGGGTTCTGGAAAATACAGTTCGTCTTCGTCGTTCATGATGCTGGTTTCTTTTTCTTGCCGATATTATACTTGGATTCTAGAATCCAGTCATTCTTATCTTTATATGATAACACCTTTATCTGGTTTAGTGGTGCAACATCTAATACAGAATCTGGATTCAAGATAGTAATCAGTCCCCAGTCGGATAGGAGATTGATGATACGATTCCTACGCTGCACATCATTAACGGTAAGATTAGCATGTTTGCCGTCCAATGCAAAGAGCTCTTTGAAGTGAACGATATAATACTTACCCTGTTTATGTAGGATGTGACAAGATTGATAAATCTTTTTTTCTTTGCGGGAGGCGACTCCGATACGAGTCAAGGTCTCTCTTACTTTTAGAAAATCGTCTGGTTCATTCAGAACCACTTCGATCATTTGATCTTGCGACCAAGAAACCTCAGGTTCAACAAAGGCACTCATCTTTTACCTCCAACATCAAGCTTTTCTTTTATAAATGAGATTTGTTCTTTGGTAAGAATCTTCAGAGCTTGTTGAGCCTTTTCATTACTATAACCATAGTATGATTTTACTGCATCAAGGTCATTAATCTTATCCTTTTTTAGCCACGGAGAAAATCTTTTCCGTTTCCTAACGGTATTTATAAGAAAGTCATATTGGAGACGAGATGGTAGTTGGTGATTGACATTCATCTCGTTTGCAAACATAACAGTGTCAATGAAACCAGACAGGCACTTGTTCACAATGAAGGGAGGATACTTCTTTTCCCATGTCGGATCCTCTTCCGACATAAGATTTTCTTTTGTAAAATTAATGGAATTCAGATAGTCTTTCAGTTCGTAACTCATCGGATAATGTCAATCTCATCAGGGTTTGAATTCCAAGTCTCTACCTTGGTACGGAGTCTACCTTCGGACTTTAGTTTCTCATATCGATTGGATGCTTTCTTCTTCCACCACTTAATCAAGTTCTCGGTATGGAACTTTTCATAATTTTGGCCAGGAGTAAGAGTTTCTTGTTCACCCATAATAACTTCACGAGCGTTGCTGAATCCATAGTCAGACATATAGAAACGTTTCTGTTCAGTCAGATTTTTTGCACTTACAATCGCAGTTGTGAACTCCGCAACCTTGTGAGAAGGTAAGCTTTTCTTGATCACTGCGATCATCTTTTGTTGGGTTTTGAGTTTGCGACTGGATGCGTCTTCCTTTACCAGACTCTTGTCCCCATTGCGTGCTATGAACCATTTGTTTAACTCCTGAAAGATCTCATCATGTAGGAGAGGCGTGAAATCACTCTGTGTGAGTCCTTTGTATCTCATGTATGGTTTGAGACCGTCATACTGTGAAGAGGACTTTGTAGACCCGTAGAGCGACGTTGTTTCAAACAGACAGATGTCTGCGTCATACTTACTATTTAATGTCTCACGGGCCTGATGAGAACAACACAGGAGCGCCAGGAGTTTACCACCCAGATAGTTGAAACCGAATGGTTGAGTCGGGACAATAATGAATCCCATGATCGCATGACGATTGAATCGTGTCAGTTCGGGAACACTACCCAACCACTCATTGCGAGGTTTACTATTAATAGTAGGAGAACCAAATCTACAGAATCCTAAGATCTTATTTGTGTTCATCTCTTTGACAATCCACTTCAAGGACTTACCAGGAATGGAGTCTTCAATAGCGTGAGATGTAGTAACTTGCAATCTCTCGCTAAAGTATTCGTTACTAAAACCACCCTTGACACCTGCAGGATACACTCGGATAT